TCAGTTGTACTTTCCTTATCGTTGTGACTATCGTGGACGAGTGTATGCTTTGCCTCACTACTTACATCCACAAGGTAACGACTTAGCTAAGAGTTTACTTGACTTTAAAAGGGGCGAACAAGTAGTTGATGAAGAAGACCTTCAAGCTGTTATGATCCACGGTGCTAATATGTGGGGAGTAAAAGGTACAAGAGAGGAGAGACTTGAGTGGGTAGGTAAACGACAGAAGTTTATACTTGAAGCTGCGAATGATCCACACGGTACAGATTGGTGGACTGATGCAAGTGATCCGTTTTGTTTCCTTCGATTCTGTCTGGAGTACAAGCAGTTCACGGAGGAGGGATACGGATATGTATCTTACTTACCTGTGCGTCAAGACTGTAGTAATAATGGTATGCAAATACTCAGCTTATTGCTACGGGACAAAGAGACTGGACGGATGTGTAACTTGGTGGAGGCTGACAGAAGTAACGATCTTTACCAACATGTAGCTGACCGTGTGTACGATAAACTAAAGGAAGACGGAGGTGTTATCGCACAGACTTGGATGCAGTATGGATTCTCTCGTAAGCTAGCTAAGTTAGCAGTTATGAACCGACCGTATGGATCATCTAGTTATATGCTTTCCCAAAATATCTTTTACAGTATTGGATTGAATCATCCGTGGACAAGTACAGGAGAGATGCTTACCGCTGTGTTGTGGATAAGTAAGTTAGTAAATGTTATAGCTGATGAGGTGTGCCGACCTGTTAATAAAGTTATGAAGTTTTTAAAGAAAAGTATACGAGGTCTTGGATATGATTCACCTTTGATGTGGACTACACCTACTGGATTTAAAGTCATACAATCATTCAGAAAGACGAAGAAGGTATCTGTTGCAAGTGTCTTTGATAATACTAACATGCTGTTACGCACTGAAGAACTAGCTAATGAGATTGATCCGAAGGGACAACAAGATGCAGTGACCGCTAACTTTATACACAGCCTTGACGCTTGTGTTGTCCATCAAGTTGCTAATGAGGTTGACTTCGATGCGGGATATATACATGACTGTTTCGTAACACACGCTTGTAATGTCCGAGCTATGAATAGAATCGTCCGAGAAACCTACACTAAAACTTTCACCGTTGATCTCCTAACCGAGTTCCGTATGGAGCAAGTCAACACAAACCCAGAAGCAGAACTTCCGTCAGTGCCGGAGCTTGGAGACTTAGATGTGTCCGCAATTACACAGATGAAGTATCTGCTTTCTTAAAGAACCAATAAACATACATCGAGATATGACAGTAAAAGCAAGACGTAAACATGATATAATAAAAGCACGAGGCATCGCTAGATACGCCCACTTAAATGAACCGAACAAAAGGTTTGATGAGTACGGTGTGTATAGCTGTGACCTAGTAATAGATGAAGCAGCCAAACAGGAAATAGTAAACAAGATCAAACCTCTGTACGAACAGGAGTTAAAGGATGTTATGGATGCTAACCCCGGTAAGAAGATTGAACAGAAGGGCTTACCCTTCACCGAGGTAGATGACGGACATATGTTAAAAGCTAAGTTGAAAGCTGGAGGTAGAAGACGTGACAACACGGAGTACCAATTAAATATAGCTTTGTACGATGCTAAAGGACAACCACTTCCAGAAGACGTACAGGTTTGGGGAGGTAGCGAAGTCAATGTAGCATTCCGTCCGAAGTTCTGGTTTGTACCCAGCCAAGGATTCGGAGTGACCTTTGAGTTGAGTGCTGTACAAGTTATTCAATTAAAGAACGGAGGAGTAGGTGGTGTAGCTGCCGAGTCCTTTGGGTTCACTGAAGAAGAGGGATACATAGCAAACGGCGGTGAAAACTTAGACCAAGCATTCGATGCCGAGGAAACGTCGGAAGAAGAACCCCTCACAGCGAACTTCTAAGAACGGATTTAGGTCCGGCTTCGAAGAACGATTAGCGTATCAACTGCGTAAGAGTGGTGTTAACTTTGAATACGAAACAGTTAAGTTAAAGTATGTCAAACAAGCTACTTACACTCCCGACTTCATACTACCTAACGGCATCATCATAGAAGCTAAAGGTTTATGGACAGCGGAGGACAGAACTAAACATAAACTTATACGTGAGCAACATCCACACCTTGATATACGCATGGTGTTTATGAATGCTAACAATAAGTTACGTAAAGGAAGTAACACCACCTACGCAGCTTGGTGCGATAAGAAAGGAATTAAATATGCTAATAAAACTATACCAAAATCATGGCTTTCACAGCAACACATCAACCATGCAGTAAGTGCGGAAGTTCAGATGCCCTCTCCACCAACGACGACGGTAGCACCCATTGTTTCAGTTGCGACGATCACGTTGGAGGAGGAGACGGACGAATGAAAACCTCCCCGACACCGAGAGATTATATAACAGGAGAACCCGAAGCTATTGCTAGACGTAACCTTACCGAAGACACTTGTCGGAAGTGGGGCTACTGGATGGGTAATCACAACGGTCAACCGTGTCAGATAGCTAACTATAAAACACGAGACGGTAAGACTTGCGGTCAGAAGATACGCTACGCTAATAAACAATTCGCTATTAAAGGAGAGCTGATCGGGTTATACGGTCAGCACCTTTGGCGAGACGGTGGTCGTCGTGTTGTGGTAGTGGAAGGAGAGATCGATGCACTTAGTACGTCCCAAGCTATGGATAACAAATGGCCTGTAGTATCTGTACCTAACGGAGCGGGAGCAGCAAAAAAATTTGTAGCTCAAGCAATCGATTGGTTAGACCGTTACGAACAAGTCGTCTTCTGTTTTGACATGGATGATGTCGGACGTAAAGGGGCAGCTGAATGTGCAGCACTCCTAACGCCCGGCAAGGCACACATCGCAGAGCTACCACTCAAAGACCCGAACGATATGTTAGTAGCTGGACGAGCTAAGGAGTTAGTCAGTTGCTTGTTCGATGCACGTGAGTACAGACCAGACGGCATCGTAAATGGTAAGGAGTTGTGGGATGTTATAGCTGACAGAGAACACAGTAAGTCTATACCTTATCCGTATAGTGGATTGAATGAGTTGACACTTGGACTGAGACAAGGAGAATTAGTAACCGTATGTGCGGGTAGTGGGATTGGAAAGTCCTTGTTCTGTCGTGAGGTCGCTCATCATATCTTAGGTTTAAATGAGAAGGTAGGATACATTGCACTTGAAGAGTCAGTCAGGCGGACGGCACTTGGCATCATGGGTATCCACATCAACAAACCTATACACTTAGATGAGGACGACACAAGTGAGGAGGTTCTACGACCTGCGTTTGAAGAGACGGTAGGTAATGGAAACTTCTACACCTACGATCACTTCGGTAGTATGGATAGCGACAACCTGTTAAGTAAGATCAAGTATCTAATCAAGGGGTACGACTGCAAGTGGATATTCTTGGACCATCTATCTATTGTAGTTAGTGGTATCCAAGGTGACGACGAACGACGCTTGATTGATAACACAATGACCAAGCTTAGAAGTCTAGTCGAAGAGACTGGATGTGGCATGGTACTAGTGTCTCACTTAAAGCGTGTCGATAGTGGTCACGAAGAAGGAGGACGAGTAAGTCTGCACCATCTACGTGGGTCACAAGCTATAGCACAGCTCTCTGATATTGTTATAGGACTGGAGCGTAACCAACAGAGTGAGACAATCAGTAACGAAACAAGAGTGCGTGTATTAAAGAACAGATTCAGCGGACAAACTGGACACTGTGATACACTAAACTACGACAATGCAACGGGACGATACAGTCCTGATGTGTTTAAACCAAGCGATGAAACCAATAACCCATTCTAATAATGAGAAAAAGTATAAGGAAGAAACTACTAACCATACGAGACATAGCATCTTTGGATGAAATATCGCATAAACAAAAAACAAAAATTAAATACACAGCTGAAGAGTTACTAATAGATATGGACGACAAACTGCACAGAGACGACGATAGTTTACCTCACGTGCAGAAACGTTTACTACTAGAATTGTCTCACATATTTCAACAAATCGATGAGGTTGTTAATGTTCGTGCTCGCATGAATCCGCCGGGGGATTTCTTGATGGAGGAATGGTGCTGCTTGTATAGTAGGTATCTTGATTTAATAGGTAGAATAAGAGAAAACTATTCCGATTATCTTGTTCACAAAAAACACATTCCCCCATTTTTAGAAATTAGGAAGTGGAAAAATAAAGAGGAGGAAGCATGACACGAACACTATTCTTTGATATAGAGACCAACGAGATTAACGATTGGGCTACACTATCTGACTTACATACTTGCCATTGCTTATCGATCTACGATCCCATGCTCCCGAAGATGCTGACGTTTCACGGGGAAAGTATAGAGCGTGGATTGTTAGAGCTACAGAAAGCAGAGCGTATCGTTGGACACAATGTCATTGACTTCGACCTGCCCGCCTTGAAGAAGTTATATGGATTCACTGCACCCCTAACAAAAGTACTTGATACATTGGTTGTTAGTCGGTGTGTATTTCCAGACTTGAGGAACGATGATTGGGGACGTAACAAATTCGATAAGGAGTTAGTAGGTTCTCACAGCTTGAAAGCTTGGGGACACAGGATGGGCAGTGCTACTAAGTTAACATACGGAGAGCAGGACGATGCGTTTGAAGAGTATAACGAAGAGATGCGTAAGTACTGTGAACGAGATGTTATAGTTACTCAGTTACTCTATGACTACTTATTCAAACAGCAGCCTAGTCGTGAGATGATAGCTATTGAACATTGGTTCAGGTATATCGTTACCCAACAGGAACGCCACGGGTTTAAGTTTAACTTAGATAAAGCAGATGTACTGACTGCCAAGCTTATGGGTATCCGAGCCAAGCTGACTACTGACTTACAGAATGCTTGGAAACCTACAAAGGTAGAGATGAAGAGTCCAGCAGGTTGGTCGTTAAGATTGGAACGAGAGGACGAAATGGAAGTATTCACAGCTAAGACTAAGGTAGCACTGAAGGAACAATTAAAACTTAGAGGCTACCCACAATCATTAGTAAAGGATGCAGTCAAGCAAGGCAACGCAGTCAAAGAGATACCGTTCAACCCCGGCAGTCGTAAACAAATAGCTGAACGCTTGATGGCTCTAGGTTATGAACTACCCACTGAGAACGACGGCAAGACATACAAGGTAGATGAAGCTGTACTCAAAGGTATCGACCATCCTATAGCAGCTGAATTGTTATCGTTTCTTTTAGTACAGAAGAGACTAGGTCAATTAGCAGAGGGTCAACAAGCTTGGCTGAAGCTACAAAAGAACGGAGTGATCCACGGCAGAGTAAATACTAACGGTGCAGTAACAGGTAGATGTACACACAGTACACCCAATGTCGCACAAGTACCCAGTGTACGAGCTGACTACGGTGCGGAGTGTCGTGAGTTATTCACAGTGCGTAACGGATACAAGTTAGTAGGGTGTGACGCATCTGGTTTAGAATTACGTATGCTCGCCCACTACATGGCATTCTACGATGGTGGTGAGTACGCTAAGATTGTAACGGAAGGAGATGTACACACCGTCAATCAGAAAGCAGCAGGACTGGAGACAAGAGACCAAGCTAAGACTATGATCTATGCACTTCTCTACGGAGCGGGTGACCACAAGATGGGAGAGATTATAGGAGGTGGTGCGAGAGAAGGACAACAACTCAAACGTAAGTTCTTCAGTAGTCTACCAGCACTCGCTCGTCTTCAAGCTGATGTACAACGAAAGACAAAAGCAGGAGGAGAACTGAAGGGTCTTGACGGACGCATACTACCAGTAAGAAGTACACACGCAGCACTCAATATGTTATTACAATCTGCTGGTGCGGTAGTTATGAAAGTAGCTTTGATCCAACTGTACCACAAACTTAGTCAACTGAAGTGGCAACACGGTAGAGAGTATAGCTTTGTAGCTAACATCCACGACGAGTTCCAAGCTGAGGTGATACCCGGTAAGGCACAGACCTTTGGAGTGTTAGCTGTTGAGTCTATGGCAGCAGCGGGTAGACAGTTAAAGTTAAACGTAGCGTTGGACGGTGAGTTCAAGATCGGAAACAACTGGGCGGAGACACACTAAGAGATGGACGAAATACAATACGATAGTTACACTACGCTTGCACAAGTATACGATACCCAAGACCTTACAGTCGGACACGATTGGAGGGAACACTACCAAAATAAAATTACCATGCCG